TATTTAACTAAACTTGGAAATGGACAAGATGGACTCATTATTTATTTTTGGTCGGTTTCTTAATCTTTATAGAGAATTTATTTGGCATTTCAATAGCAGATTTTGTAGGTGGGGAAACTGGAATGGTTTCAGAAGACATTTTGTCGTCTTCTTTTTCGTCATTTTTTTCTAAAGATACACTACTTGATTCATTTGTAGGAAGCAAAATAGTAATACGTTTTCCTTTTGATGGTTTGATTTTGATTTTTTGAGAACTTGTTCTCTGAGATTGTTCAAGAATTTTATTTTCAATTTCAGATAAAACAGGCAATTCAATATTGTGTTTCATATGTAATTTAAAAATCTTTTCAGCATTTACTCGAGTTGCTTTACGGAATACAAAATAACGATTTAAAAATGAAATACGTTTTTCATCAACAGACATAGTTGAAGCCGTTCCGTATTCACTGGCAATATTTGGGTTTCGTTTTATTTCAGATGTCATATGGTTAAACATTTCATGAAACAATCCAGTTCCAGAAGGTAATCCCATTTTTTTTGCTGTATTATCGTCTACTAAAATGAATCCATAATCACTGATAGCAGTGACAAAATAATCAAAATTTACCAAATATTCTCGAAAAGTTTTATTAATGGTTTCTTGATATACATTTATAGGATAACCAATACTAGTATCGTCTGGAACAAATCCAGAATGTGAATATTTTTTAGTTAATTCAAACATTTTACGATTTCCATCGAATATAACCATAGATTCATCTTCATTTTTATTTTTTAATAATTTGAAAACAGTTTCACCATCATAACAAGTGCCAATAAAATATCCATTTAAACGAGTGCATTCCGCCAAATTTCTCAAAAATCGATGAAGAGTAGCTTTATTTTCCCAAAAATAATGAAGAGCAAATTGGCAAGAACTTATATTAAATCCATCTTGAGCTATACCATATTGTTTATATACACCATCGCCTAATAATTTGGCATCTTTTGGTCCATTACCGAAGATAGCATCAGCGATTGCTTTATCTTTAGGAGTGGTAAAAGCATCTCCATTACGAATAAGTTGTGCAGTTGTTCCATTTACAAAAAGGGCATTCGGTATTGGTTTAACTTTTCGACATAATTTTAAATAACGGGCACATGCACCATCTAATCTATTATGAATATTTGGAACAGAAATATCAATACCAAAAACAAATGATAATTCTGCTTTGATCCATTTAGATAAATCACCAGCTTTTCCTACAGCATAATCAATTAATGTATCTTTACGATGGGAAACTGCTAAAATCAAATTTTTTTTTACATATAAATTATGAAAATCACGCAAACCAGCAGTACGTTTTTCATTACCTGTTTCTAGATTTAAACTATTTGAACGATTATAGTATACTCCTTCTCCAGCTGCTCCTTCTCCATCACCTTCATCAGAAATATCAATCATTTCAGGAATTTCTGTTCCTTCTGTAATCATTTTTTTTGTAACAGGTCGATGGATAGATTGCCAATTTGTATTTGCTACATGATAAGCATTACCAAAATTATTTAAACCATTACGTAATTCAGTTGTTTTATCATAACGTACACGAAGAGGTATCCATCTCCAACCACTAGCATTTTGAGGTTGATAACTGAATTCTACAATCATATGATCTTCAAAATATTCACCTTCTTCACTATAAAGGGCCAAATTTTGATTTTTATCTTCACGTAATAAAATATTGGTATAACAGGCATTTGGGTCATATGGATTGGTTGGAATAAATTTCACAGGTTTATATAGTGATGTATTATCATTATCACCAAAAGTAGGTAATTTTCCATTTACCAAATCTTGGAATGGTTGAAGAAATCCATCTGTTTTTTCATTGAAACCACATCGTAATTCTAATATTTTATATTGAACGAAATTTTGTAAACCTTCTACATTTTTACCATCTTGAAAAATATGATGAATTTCATCTTTACCATGTTTATCTTTTTTAATAGAAACTAAGAAATCAATTGTATTAAAATGAGGGGGTTTCCATTTGAAGGATCGTTCCCAAGAAATTTTTTGTAATTTCGCAGCAGAACCCACTTTATCTACACCAACACCTGTATTTGATGGTGTAAAAATGAGTCCATCTGTATTATAAGAGTATATACCATCATCAATATCTGAAATAATTTTAGAACAAGCTTGAAAAATCGTTACACTGGGTGATGTCATACAAAATGTTTTACATTTGATTTTAAAGTCACATGCTTTATTTTCCTCATCTCCGTGTTTTTTGCCAACAAGAATAGAAATTGGATTTAAACGACTAATAAATTGTTGTAAAAGTGCTAATCGATATCGAATAACATTTTCATTACCTTTATGTATTTGATTTTCGCTATCTTTTTTTTTATCTTTTTTATCACGTATTTCAGAAATAGATGTATTTGATTTTTGCAATGGATTTTTATCATCTAAGAAAGCATCTTCTAGAACTGGAGTATCTTCAAGATCTAAAACAGGTTCTTCACCTGTTTTCGAAAAAGCATATTCCCGTGTGCTTTTTTTGTGGACAAAATAAATGTCAAATGCGGCATAAAGTTGTATTGATTCACCCATCTTATCATATTTGATAAATTCACCATCAACAATACTATCAAACAAATTTTTATTTATGGTTTTAGAACCTGTAAAAATAACATTCATATTTGTATCAATCATATATATGGATCCTTTGGAATTTACAAACAATAATTTACGTTCACCATCAGCTTTATCTGTAACTGTATAATGATTTCGAATGTTTGGGGTCAATGAATTTTGATAATTTTCTACAATATTTTCAACTTGTAAAGTAACAGAAGAAGGTCCAATAAAATCGCGATTTTGTACACGACCCTGTTGATATTCATCTCCACGAATTATTTTCATATATTCAAAAAGGATATCATCTCGTTCTATATAAGAAATAGGATAAGCGGTTCCTTGAAGTCCAGAAAGAACAATACGAATGGTTTTACGAATTAAATCAACTAATTTTGTAACCGTATTCCATTGTGTAGCAGTTCCAACACGTGTATTATCGATCTCCATTTCAATTTCATATGTTTCCAAACCTTGAAATACACCAGAATCTTGAACATCATATGTTTTTATAAATTCACCACGATTGGAACGAGAACTTCTTACAATACTAATATCTGCGAATATTGGGAGATCGGGGTGTGAAAATCTTACACGATTTAAGTAACGAAAAGATTTCATTTTTTCGGTCCATTTATCCAAAATATTTCGAATAAAATCGGATCTTGCTGTAGAATTTTGTTCTAATTGATAAGAAATTTTAAGATTGAAATCGTCAAACAGAACGGGTTTAATTTTTTCACCTTTATATTCGGGTAATGTTTTTTGTGTAAATTTAATTTTATCATAAGTGGTTGAAGGCATATCCAATAACTTTTGAATACTATTTGTGCGACAATATTCTTGTATAAGATCTAAGCCAACAATTTCAGCACGTATATTTGACATAGACATTTTACCACGACTATCCATATATTCATGAAAAATACGTAAACTATGAAACCCTTCTGGTAAGTCTGTTTTGAAACCAAAAGAATATAAATGTTTTACTACGTTATCATAATCAATCTTAGATAATGGTTTGTATTTTCTAGTATTAGAATTGAATCGAATTTCCACTTCATTTACTTTACGATCTGTTCTTTGTATAGGATTACTTGCTAAATAAGCGGACAATAATGTTTCAAGTTGTCCTTTCGCTTGAATTTTAGATATAGTTTTTGAACGATCCTGATTTTCATCGGTTGTCTTATTGTCCGTATCTGTATCTGTATTCTTAGCAGTATCGGTATTCGTATCTATATTCATAATATTATTAATTAAATGGTATACAATATATAATAATAAAACATTATATTGTTATTTTAGATTCAATTTTATTATTATAGAGAGTAATAATAAAATTTATTGAGACTATTACATGAAATGCTAATAAAATTTCAAGGATTTATAACATTGTAGATGTTGTTTCTAAAATTTTCGCATAAACATCTGGTTTTTTGTATTTTTTACCCGATTCCCAAAGAATATTTAATGGTGCTGACATAGAGTTTAATTCTTCCAATTTATAATTAGAAATTGCTTTAAGAGGTAAATCGAAATTATCAAATCGAAATAGAGTAGTAGAAATTTTTTTTATTTTGTTGTCAAGTTCTTCACCTTGTGAAAGTTCAATACTATAATCGTTTTTACCACACTTATAAAGGACAAATGTTTCATTTGAACTATCACCAAATTCCATGTACATTCTGTCTGGTAAAGTTTGTTTGTCTACATTAACAATTAAAAATCGTTTGTTCAAATAAATGGAATACATTATTAACATGTCCATTGTAATACGTTTATTCGTCATAAAATCTGACATAATTTCTTGAAATAATATTTTTGTTATTTTTTTATTTCCATTTTTTACAGATGTCGGGGATTTTTTCATATATTCCATCATTTTTTGTTTTTCTTCGATTTCAATATTACCATAATGATGTGCGATTCGTTCGTATGTTTTAAAACTATATAACCCAATATAAATACACCAAAAAAGATTGTCTGTTCGTTTTGGAAGATACGATGATTTGATTTCTTTAGAAATGACAATATTTGTTATTGGTTTTGAATCATTGAAGATTTCACTTTCCAATACAAATGATGGTTTGGATTGAATCGTTTCTTGTAATGGAATATGAGTAATATTTTTATGTTCAATCCATTTTTTGAATATATATGGTTCCAAAACCATTAATTGTGAAGGATCATCAAATTTATTATTTGGAAAAAAAATTTGATGAAAAAAAGTCATATCTTCTTTTCTATTTCGATGTTTTCTATTATATACATAAATATAACTTTAAATACTTTATAATTGTTTTTTATTATATCGTACAATCATTACATCATTTTCAGAGTCAATATATTCTTTACAAAAATATAAATCATAATTGATAGGTGGAAAAAAACGATCACAAATAATATCATTATCTTGAGAATCACAGATAAGACTTATAATAAGTTCATCACAGTTTTCATGATGTATAGCTTCGAAATATACTTGTTCTCCACCAATAACAAAACATTTTTTGATAATACAATCATGTATTTCTAATGTAAGTGCTTCATGTAAAGATGAAACGAAATAAACATCAGTATATTCTTTCATTTTCCATAATAATGGTTGGGAAGTAATTACTACATTTACACGATTTTTCAAAGATTTACAATGTAAACTTTCAAAAGTATTTCTTCCCATAATAACCATATTTTTTTCATTATCTTTACAATCTTTTGTGGTTTCTTTACGAAAAAACGCAAGATCATTTGGTTTATTCCATGGTATAGTATTATTGTAACCAATACCGCGATCTTTTTTACGAAATGCTGCTATTATAGAAAATTTTTTCATAAATATAGTATTTATTATACCGTTTCTAGATGGTTTTCAGAAAAAAATTCATTTTTGTATTCATTTTTTTGACATTCCAATGGTAAAAGTATGTTTTCTTGATCGTGAACATATACTAAGTAATTATGTATTTCTTCTAAACATGATTGTGGTAAAAAAGAAAGATTAATAAAAATACCACTTTTATTTTGATTAATTTTTACAGAAGAGTATTTTTTTAGAATTTTTAAAATTTCAATTTGATGATTTTTTGTCATATTTTCTATAGTATGTTTCATTTCTTCTAATTTCAAAAAATTATTATTATAATTATCAGTCATTTACAATGTGTATTAGAATCATTTTATATTTTTTATTAAAAATATATTATTGTATTGTCTATTATCAGTGCTATGGCACACTAGTACCATCATCACTACCACTATCATCACTACCACTATCATCACTATCATCACTATCATCACTATTAGCAGTATTAGCAGTATTAGCAGTATTAGCAGTATTAGCACTACCACCACTATCATCATTATTTTGTAAAAGTCCACCTATTTGTATACGTGGTTTTGTAGTAGATTGTCTAGATTTTTCTATGAATGATCTATCTGTCAATTTACCAATAACACAAATATATGGATCATTTAATTCATAACGGATACCAATGACTTTTACATGTATAGTAGTATTTTCTTTTATTGATTGAAAATAACGATCCATATTATGATGATCACGTGCTACAAAAATAGTTACAGGTATAATTTGACCATCTAATACTTCAGCATGAATACCAGCTTTGGTAATTGTTTTCGTTTGACATTCAATAATCATTCCTTCAACAGGGTGACATATTTTACAAGAAAATACTACTTGAAATTCAATATTTTCTGTGTTAATAACTCCAGAAGAATAATTAATAATTTGAATAGAAGTAGGACGTATAAAACCTTCTTCGATACATTTTCCTTCCATTTGATTAGTCAATTTTTTATGTATATTTTCTTTTATATTTTTACCAATTTCTACTATTGATAAAATTACTTTTTTTGTAAGCATAGAATCAATATATACACCATATACTTTTCCTTTTTCTATTTCTTTTCCTTTTAAACGTTCACCTTTATTATCTGGTCGGTTCTTTCTATTCATCATGTTAGTTCTAAATATATAGTAGTATTATTATTATATATTTATATAATGTTTTGATTTCAATTTTTATCTTTGGTATATTTCATAATTCCATTAATGAGAACCTGTTCATAATTTAAAAACCAAATTTTACCATTTGTATTTTCATTTTGAAATTTTCGAATAAATAATTCCAATACTATAACCAATCTATTTTTACCTTCACCAAATATCTTTTTAATATTATCAGTAGTATAAACGGGTTTACCTAATACCTGATTAATTTTTGTTAAAATATCTTTAGTTAATGCTTGATTAACACGTGCACCACGTTTATTTACGGAATCTGTTAAATCTCTGATTTTGAATACATATTCATTTTGATTATCAACCCAATCCATAAATCCAATAACTGTATTCAATCGATCTTTATTAAAAATATTTTTATCACTATATTCGAGAGAACGTATCAAAATATTTGCTTCTGAAAAATCGGCTTTTTGCCAAGTACGTTTTTGAACATATATTTGTGTAGTTTTATTATCATCAGATAATGTTAATCCCATTGTTCCATTATTAGCTATAATCATACGATTATCAAAATACTGTTTTATTAAATAATCAGAGTTCTCGATTGGTTTCCATGAAGATTGATAAATATAATTTAATAGTAATATTTTTTTTTCAAAGGATAATTCATCTAATATATGTTCAACCACTAAATGTTTCAATTCGTCCAAAGTGAATTCATGATTTTCTATTAAATAATCCATTACAATACTATGATTTTTATACCAATTACGTTCTCCTATTGTTATTTTACCATCTTCAAAAAATGCGATTCGATAATTTTCTTGAATATCCGACCATAATTTCTGTGTTTTTTCATTCAATGTTTTATTTGATATTTTTTTTTGTTTTTCTTCATCTTGATCGGTAGTTTTTATGTTTTCATCTATGGCATCAGTAACAATACCAGAATCATTAACGTCATTAATATCAAGATCAACAATATCAAGATCAACCATATCAAGATCAACCATATCATTAAATTTATCAGGTAATTCAACGAGTAAACTACGAGATTTATAATCAACAGGGCGTTCTCTATCATATATAGTTGCGTTTTCATCTGTAATTTCAATAGGTTGAAAAAAATAATATTGTCCTTTATTAATCAAATGTCCTAATCTACCATAACGATCAAGCAAAAATTCATTTTTATTTTCAATTAAAAATGTGAGCGCATCATAAATTTGTTGAATAGGATACTGTTTTACGATATTAATTGCGGATATTAATTCATCTTCACGAAAGAAAAATCTACCACGTTTATTCGTATTTGGTATATCAACAAAAAGATCACGAATACGTTTTAAAATACGTGATCGATTACCTTGTAAAAAATCTTCATTATATGTAGTTTCAATAATATTTTCAGGTCCTGCTTGTGGGGAACAAGTAAAATTACAGTTATTCATATAATCACATATTTCTGTAAATGGACGATCGCCTACTTTGTATTCTAATTGTTTTCGTGTAGATGTTGTGATAGAAACAATTGGATTTTCCATAGCTTTTTCAAAATTTTCTAATGTATAATTAGTTTGTCCAATATTCAAAATACAATCTATGGCGGTTTCTTTTAATACACGTGAAACAGCACCTATTTTTATGGATTTTTTTTCTGCCAAACGATATACATAAAGATCAGCAGATTCGGATTTATCTTCCAAAATTGTGCCATGTAAATAAATTTCTACATTACGTTTTTCAAATGGAAGACGACAATGACTTAAGTTACGCACACCACGACCAATAATTTGTTCAATACGATTCATATTGTACCATGGTTCCATAACATGAATTTGGCGAATATTTTTAAAATCTACACCTTCACCAGCAGCTTTTGAAATTAAAACTACTTTTACTATTTCACCCATACTATTATCAGGTTGATTAAAAAATTTAATATCTGAATCGTTGTTTGGTGAAAAAGAAATATCTCCTGTAATCATCATATATTTTGCTGGTTTGAATTTTGAACCTATAGGTAAATCTTTTTTAGTTTTCATTGTAAGTGAATCTATTAATTCAGGAGGTGTTTTTAAAAGAGATTTTGTGTATGTTTCCGTTCCTGCACGTGTAAATCCCATTTCTTCTAATGCTAATGCCATTGGTACTAATCCTGCATCAATCCATTGTGAGAAAATGAGAACTATACCTTCAGATTCATGAATTTTTTCACAAATCGTTTTCATTTTTGCGCTATATTTATGAAGATTTTCTGGTGAAAAAATCCGACCATAATTTGTAGATTTATATTCATAACTATGATTCATTTGTTTTTCATTGAAAGATTCTTTGAATGACATTATATTTCTTAATCCTTGAGAACCAATAATAGTAGGAATCAAAGAAACGGCAGCATCAGTGGATATTTGGTTCTCCAAATCCGAATGGGGATAAACAATATTTAATGCTTCTAATGGTGCCTGAAGAGTATTATATCCAAAAGAATCCATTTGTATAATAGTAGAATCATCATTTGCTAATTCAAATATATTTGATTGTGCGGATAATGAAGCTTTTTCAGATATTTTATTTTGTAATGTTTGTATTATTAAATTATAGCCATTTTTTTGACAATCTTGAATTGTAGTTAAATAAAGTGGTAAATGTTCTATTTTTTTATTTGGATCAATTGGTTTACCAGTCATTTGAAATGTTGGGTGTGGAAATTTAGAAAAATTTGAATCATCAGGATAAATACGAAAAGGAAAAGAATATGGATTTTCTCCACGTACATATGATACATATCCTGTCAATTTACGTATTAATAAACTACGGCCATCTTCTGGATATTTTTCATCTTTAATACGAAAATTGCCATATTTATCAAAAACATCTGAAATTTTTATTTCATCACGTTTATCATTTATATTCATCAAATTTGTCAACCAAATAATTTCTTCATGTGAATTATACATTGGTGTTGCAGAAAGTAATAATAATCTCATATTATTAGCATATTTTGCTACTTTCATAAGTAATTCCGCTGTTCTCTTATTTTTGTTTTCATTTGTAATACGAATATTATGTACTTCATCAATAATAATTAATCGATCGTTGAAAACAGTTTGTATTTTTTTTTGTTTGATACGTAATTTTTCTTCTTTGGTATACCCAACACCTTTTATTTCAGTAGAATCATTGATAAAATTGGCAAATTGTGTATATCCCATAAAAATATAATGTTCTTTGATAATTGCTTTGACTTGATTAATAATACGTTCTTTTGTGTTATTTTTCAAATAAGTAGGATTGATTTCAGAAAGTAATGCGTTTCCAACACAAGATGAGATTGTCCATAAACCATTTTCATTTTTTAATTTAGTTTCATCAAAAAGTTGTAATCTAAAATTGTCTTGTACATTAGGGGAAGCAATAATTAAAATTGCTTTTTTTTTACCAGTTTGTTTCATACTAAGTCTAGTTTCTTCGGCAACACCTATAGCTGCACATGTTTTACCTGTACCTAATCCAGCATACATAAGTAAACTATTATAAGGGGTATGAGTAGAAAGAAAATTTTTTACAAAAATTTGATGGGGCATTAATTCAAATTCTGAGTTACATAATATATCTGCTTGGGTTTTGAAATCATAAATTGTGCCATCATATTTTGTATCATTGAATTCTTTATGTTGTGCCAATTTGACATTGAAATTAGGATCATCTAATGTAGGGTAAAGAAAATCAAAGTCATCTGTAATTAATTCTTTATTTTCTTGAGATTCTGCTGCGGGTTCTGATGGCACGGGTTCTGATGGCACGGGTTCTGCTGCGGGTTCTGATGGCACGGGTTCTACTGCGGGTTCTGGCACGGGTTCTGCTGCGGGTTCTGGCACGGGTTCTGCTGCGGGTTCTGGCACGGGTTCTGCTGCGGGTTCTGCTGCGGGTTCTGGCACGGGTTCTGGCACGGGTTCTGATGGCGCTTGTTTTAATGATTCAACAACTTTTAATCGTAACTTCCGTGTTTTTTTAGGGGCAACACTTATTGGTTTTGGTTCAATAACAGGTTCTATTACATCATCGTCACCATCTTTCAGATCATTATGTTCTATAATTTGTAAATTTTTCGATTCAAAATAATCCAAATAATCTTTTAATTTATTCTGTTGGATCAATAGACGTTTCATACCCAAAGGTAAAATACGTTTATTATTATCTTCAGGATCATGATCTAATTGATATGGTTTACGTAATTCATATATTTGTTTTTTATCATTCCATCTATGATATTTAGGTCCTTTCTCTCTTTTTTTTTTCGTTTGTTTATTGGACATCTATATGTTATAATAACATAATATAACGAATATTTCAACATTTATAGTAACAACTATGAATTTTGCTCTAAAAACAATAATTATTCATTATTTTAACAGTATGAAGTCCTTTATCAACATTTGTTAAAATACGTATTTTTTCTAAATTGTAGGGTCGAAAACAAGATACAGAATCATGATATGTTTTCCATTCAACCTTACTTACTTCAGATGTTTGAAATATTCCTTTATTTATAGAATCTTCATACTTCATATACATTAAAAAATATTTGTGTTTATATGATTTATAATTTGAACCAGTAAAAATTTCTTCAAATGGTAAAATATTTTGAATGTATACCAATGATTCAGGAAAATAACCAGTTTCTTCAGAAAATTCTCTAACAGCACAATCATAATCATTTTCTTGATTATTACGTCTGCCCTTAGGAAAGCCCCACTCAGGTTCTTCCCAACAAGGATATTGATTACTTTCTTCAATCAAAGATTGTAATGTATAATTTTCAAAATTATTATTTACACCATATAACAATATTTTATATTTTTCACGGGAAATAATTTCTTCGGTTCTATATTGATTATTTACAGAATCACCCCAAATATTTTTCCATAATAAATCAAAATTACCCAAACATAATAATTTTTTCTCATCATTAGTCATTTGTTTTAACATATTAATAATATAATTTTTATTGTAAATAGAATATTTACCTCGCATAAAATCAATATAACCAAGAGTATCTTTTCGTCTTATTAACAAATATTGTAATTCATTGGACATTTTATTTGAATCATTATTAGGAACAATTCTGAAAACAATTATTCCAATACTTGTAATAGGCATTTTACATTGATGAAAAACATGACCAGATTTACCACAATTATTACAATTGTTGATATTATTATATGATGTTATTGTATTATTTTTATTCGTTTTATTCGTTTTATTTTTTTCAAAAAAAAAAGATGATTTGTTTTTTGATTTTGTTTCATAATTTATTTTTGTAACATTATTTTCAGAAAAAGATTTCATATATAGAAATTTTTGTAATTCGATTATACTGTAAGATTATATTAATCAAGTTCTATATAGTTTTCATTAACAAGATGAAATATGATTCAGAAATATGGGGTCCTTATTATTGGTTTTTTTTACATTCAATTGCGTATACATATCCAGAAATACCAAATTCAGTAACAAAACGTAAATATTACGATTTCATTCAAAATTTACCACTTTTTTTACCGAATTCTGAAATGGGAGATCAATTTAGTAATTTTTTAGATAAATATCCAGTAACGCCGTATTTAGATCATCGAGAATCATTTATGAGATGGGTTCATTTTATTCATAATAAATATAATCAATTTCTGGGTAAAGAAGAAATATCATTTTATCATAGTATTGATATATATAATAATTTTTACAAGACAAAACCAGTGATACTAAGTGAAACGTTACATATTCGTAAACATATTCTTTATGGAATATTAATTTTGTTTTTAATATTTTTAATATTTGTTCTCTATAAATGATATAGATGAGATTTGAATTAGTAATACTGTTAATAACAGGGCTAATTATAGGAAATATGTATACAGATGGTAAATATCTTAAAATAGCATTATCATGGAAAAAATATTATAAAATGATTGGAGTAGCTTTTGCTGGATTGGCATTATGTTGGTTATTACGAAAAAATCCCGATCGTGCACAAACAATTTTACAAACAAGTAGTGATTATGTAAAATATTTACCGATTGATAAGAATGTTACTAGTTGTATAGCACCATTATTAAATTTTACTACAAATCCACAATTTATGGATGGTGGTAGAACTATTTCAGGAGGGAATCCACAAACAGATCGTCAATATGTATCTTCACAGCGTATAATGGAATCTGGAAAACGTACTACAAAACGTTCTGTAAGTGAAACGAAAAAAAAATTTGTAGCAGCGAAACAAAATTGGTCTTGTGGGGATTGTAAAAATCAATTATCAGCATGGTTTGAAGTAGATCATACAATTCGTTTAGAAAATGGTGGAAGTAATCATATCGATAATTTAGTTGCATTATGTAGAGAATGTCATGGAAAAAAAACAGCAATAGAAAATTTGTAATAAATTTCACAAGTTACAATAATCAAAAAGAAAATAATACCATTTTATATAGAAGAAACAATGATTACATTTACAGATAAAATTAAAAATACATTATCTTCACCAAATATTTTAAATTACATTTTATTATATTTTATTTTATTTGCTTTGATTTTGGTTCTACCATTTTTTTTATACAACTTAGCAATAGGTGAAAACATGGATAATAATAATTATTTTTTTTTATATTTTACAATTTTTGGTATAGCATTAATTTTTTGTTTTTTATTATTGATTAAAAGTCAAAAATATATAAAAATGTTATTTGGATTGATAATTTTTATTATAAGTATGATTGGAATATTATTTTTTCTATTTAATAAATTTTCGTCCAAAAGAAAAAGTACAAATCGAATCATGAATATTGTATTAGGTATTACATTGGGTTTAATTGTAATGATTGCATTAGCTTTATTTTACAAAGTATTTCAAAAAATGTTGGAAAATCAAAGTGGAATTATAAATTTTATTATTCAATTTATTTTCTTTATTCCTTGTTTTATTAATGAAATTATAGAATATTTTTTGAATCAATATAATAATACTTCAAACTCAGTGTTCGTTTTATTCATTTTAGAAATTGTATTATTACTTTGTTATTTTTTAATACCAAGTGCTATTTTAAAAGTATTGAAAAAAAATGAAAACAATATTTTACCAAATGCCGTATTTTTACAAAACGAAAAAGAAATATCAGGTGATAATTTAAATTTATCATATCTAGAAAAGGAAGATCCTATAACAAAAGATATAACAAAATTAGGATTAACTAGCTATGGTATATCAATGTGGATATATATAAATCAACATAATCATACATTAAAAAAAGGGACATATAAAAATATATTTAATTATACAAATATTGAAAAAAATGAATCAAAACCACAAATATTATATTATGATGATATGGACGATGAGAAACGATCAAAAAATGTGTATAAAATAATTTTTGAAGGGTCAGAAAAAAATAGTAATACAAGTTATCAAATTAATTTACCTGGTCAAAAATGGAATCATTTAATATTCAATTATCATAATAGTTCAAATGTGGAATTATTTTTGAACGGAGTATTGATAAGAAATTTTGAAATGAAATTGAAAAACAGACTTAACTATTCTTTGACTGATAAGATAATAATAGGTGATGAAAATGGTTTAGATGGATCTATATGTAATATTTCTTACTATAGCGAACCTTTAACAAAATATCAAATAACAAATTTATATAATTTATATATGAATAAAAATCCACCAACTTTTGTATTAAATTTATAAACGGATATGCCATTACAAATCTTTAACGGTATAATTTAATCCAGAAAATATTTTATAAAACAATATAAAGAATGTTGTTAGTGTTATACTAATAACAATAATATACATCTTCTACATTATATTGTTATAACACCGTTCGAATTCATAAAAATATAATATAGAAGATGTATATTATCATGAGATATTTCTCAGTAAATAATATAATATAAATGTCTAAAAAAACAAAAGGAGGTGCTTCAAGTTTAATGAATAGTATTATGACCATTTTAGCTATTATTGTATTAGCAGTAATTGGATATTTTATTTGGTATAGATGGTTTTCTGGTGTGAATAATTTATCTGGATCTCAAGTAAATTTGAATACAATTGTGCCACCACCACCTATTTTAGTTTCTACATTGAGTACACCGAAATCAACAAGATATTCATATAGTATTTGGATTTATGTTAACACATGGAAGAATTCTACAAAAAATGTAATATTTAGTAGATACAATGACATAGTAGTATATTTAGACAGTACATCTGCTGTATTGAAATGTATTATTAATCCACAATATCCGCCTAGTGCTGATGCTACTGCTATAACTACTCTTTCAAATGTTATTGAACTATCAAAGGTGGATACCGCAAAAAGTCCTCCTATTACAATAACAAGTAATTTTCCTATTCAAAAATGGGTATGTGTAACATTTGTAATTGATAACCAAACAGTTGACATTTATTTAGATGGAAAAATGGTAAAATCATTGGCTATAAGTCAAGTTAATCCAGATGATAAAAGTAATATTTATTATGGATATGGTGCTGGATTTGATACAGTTGTTAGTGGTTTTAAACGTTGGCCAACACCAATTGACCCACAAAGTGTATGGAATTATTATACTTCAGGAAATGGTTCATCAGCACTAAGCAATCCTTCAGGGTATCATGCTGTTATAAATATTACAAGTAATAATGCACCAAGTAGTCAGATAAAATTATTTTAAACCGTCGAAGAATTCAGTAAATCGAAACCAAATGCATTCGGCATTAGGAGCAACCATTACATCGACAAAGTTGGTATAATAAATACTCCAAAGCTTTAATTGAGTAAATTTATCAACGATAAAGATATTTTTTATACTGATAAATATTTGTAATGAAGCCATTGTGAGTATCATTACAAATGTCCTATTTGTACCGACTTTGTCGGTTTAATATTATAATAATCGATGACATGTAATTCAAAAAATATAGCGATAATATAATATACTATCATAAAATATGTCAGAACCACAACCTTCTACGATTATTGGAAATATATCAAATAGTGCAGAAAAAGTAGGTGATTCTTTGGTAAATATTAGAGATAATGTATCGACAACATTGAAAGATTTTTCATCAAATGTATCTAATTATTCTAGTCAAGAATTTATGGAATCAAATAGTATAATTGCGAAATTTGTATTTTTAATTTTGGTATTGATTGGATTTTTGATATTTATGAATTTAGGGATTAGTTTAATTACTTATTACATGCAACCAAATTCGAGTCCTTATGTATTATCAGGATTATTATCAGGAAATAATAATAAAATTGTTTATCAAGATCCTAAAAAGGTAGGTTCAGTTGCTATATTACGATCAAATAATGCTAAAAATGGTATAGAGTTTACTTGGTCAATATGGTTGAATGTTCAAGATTATGATCGAGTAAATAAAAAAAAGTTTCAACATGTTTTTACAAAAGGTGGTAATGGAATATTTGACAATAATGGTATTATGAAAGTAGATAATGCACCTGGATTATATTTAATTCCTAGTGAACCATCAACTGGTAATAAAATAAATATTTTGGCGGAACAAAGCAGCACGGTTAATGTTCAAATGAATGCACGTATTTATATGAATACAGCATCTTCTCAACCGACAAGTGATATAACAAGTGTAACGGAATATTTAGATATTGTTAATATTCCTATGAAAACATGGTTTAATTTAATGATTCGTATAGAAAATAAAATTATGGACGTTTACATAAATGGCGTAATAACACAACGTATTATTTTTCAAAATGTGCCTTTACAAAATTATGGTGATATATATTTGTGTGGTAATGGTGGATTTAATGGTCAATTATCTGATTTACGTTATTTCAATCGTGCATTAAATGTTTTTGAAATAAATAATATCGTAAGAAGTGGTCCAAATTTATCTACAAATATTAGTTCAGGTGTAAGTAATATGGGATTTCAATGGTATAATACAAATGGAATGGTATAATACAAATGGAATTGTATAATACAAATAATTTATCAACAATAAAATATAATAACTTGTAATCATAAGATATAATATGTCTACAAGTTCACAAAGTGAAGATAATATAATAATATGTAATTCATTAGCACAGCGTAATAAATTTTTATCTTTACTTACACCACAACCAAGATATGTAGCAGTTTCACCATATCCAACATATAATCAAAAACAATTAGATATGAGACGTAAAATTCAAGTGCTAAAATATGAAAAAAATTCAACACAAGCATCAAAAATAACAAAATCACAAAAATGGTCACAATTAGTAAACAATAATTTAAGATATAATATTTGTAACAAAAATCCTTATTTACCTACCCCAACTTCATCTTGTGGGGTTCCCGGACCATTGACATTTTTAACATACGATCCAACAGTTCCTCTTTATAATTATTCGAGTTCAAAAGATGTATACGCAAATTATACAGAAACTATAAATATTCCATGGTCAACTTCTTTGAACATTAAAACACAGAATGCATTAAATGGAATAGAAACAAATCTTTTTACTTTGGCAATTCAATCTGCTGAAAATCCATCTTATAGTTTTAATTTTACTGTACCGATTGGTATATATGTATCTGGATATAGTATAGAACCTATAAGTAGATCTATATATGTTACCAGTGCATTACTAAATGTATATTATTATGACGGAACAATAAATAACTCAAATAATTTAAGTTATAGTAAAATAATTACTAATACTGATACACCAATATTTGATAATAAAATAAATTTCAGAACTACAAACACAGAACCAAATTATTTTGAAGCCATTCAATATATAGGAAATATATCTATCCCAAATATACAATTAAATAGCCATTATGGTTATGTTTATGATTTTAATTTAACATTTAATATTAAAGATGATACATATAATATTCCAACGAATTTTTCAACGAATGTTTCAAACGATGTTTCAAATTTTACTTATGGTGTTTTTTTGAATACTTTGAAAACCACAACAACTGTAAATTGTGAGATTTCGCCTGATGTAATAATTTCAGATTATCAATCATTTTCATTCAATGGAATATAATCGAGTTTATGACATATTGTTTGTAATTTCCATTCAAGATTCAAAGGTAATTTTGAAATATCAAATTTCAACTCTTGAATTCTATTCAAGAAAAAATAATGTATTCCAGAAACACAATTACACCAGTTATCTAATATTTTTTTTTTAAAATCATCTATTTTATTATAATGTTTGTAATGTAAAATAAAAGAATCTAATAAAAATTCAGGATATAAAAAATAATATTTTAAAGATTGATAATTTGAATCGTATTTTAAATTTGGATAAATTGTAGGAGCAATTTTTAATATATGTTTTATTCCTGATAAAGATGTTATATATATTTCTTTGATAGAATTAATTTTATTTTCAAAATCATGGGGTTTATAGTCTTGAATATTTGTAATGGGATCCTCTTTCAATGAGTCATTACGAATCATTGACGGTATTTGATTGTCAATACATTCAAATGAAACATTTGAATTTTTCAACGGTTTAAAAATCATTTCATTCGTGAAATCTTCACATGTGGATTCAAAATTTTCAGGGTAGAAATAACAATATTTGATAACGTCTACAATTTTACCAATATTATTAAGGATAGGTTCAATAAAAATATTTTTATTTTTTTTATATTCATATATCTCTAATTTTTTTAAAAATGATGTTTTTTCTTGTAATTCTTCATTCATTGTAATAAATTGACTTGTTAAATTATTCAATTTTGTTTTATCTTGTGTATTTATCATATTATATAAAAAATAACGTAAATCCTTTTCTTTTTCTATTTCTTCATTAATGTATGTATATTCCAATTTTATTGAGTTAATTTGTTGATCGGAAAGTATGATAGATTTATAACTACCACCTCTTACATTTTCAATACCATAATCAAACATATATTTTTTTACGTATTTATCTACGTCCATTACTGTTTGATTCCAAGATTGTTCAACTATATTTATAGGTTTGTATTTTTGTGGAAATTCAAATAGCAATGCACACTCCATCATTACTTTATTAAAATCTTCTGTTTGAGTATAATAAACAAAAAATTTAGATTGTATGTCTTGTAATCCAATTACATAAAGAATATAAGAATTCATTTAGAATTGGAAATATATTATTATATCAACATAATCTTTATATAATATTATTCAAAGTTCATTGTTTGGAGTTCATACATAATTGTTGAGTAGGAAATATTTGTCCAGACATACATTTATCTGAATCTTGTATATCCATACAACCAGTTTTTCCTTGAAATTCACCAATCAAACACCATTTATTTTTACTTGAAGAAATTGGATTTTGAATTGGACTAATGGTTGTATCAGTAGAAGGAACATTAATAGTTACATTTGTTGAATTTGGTGTATGATTAATTGTAGGACTAGGAATAGGACTAGGACTATACCTAATACTAGGACTAATACTAGGTATAGAAATAGTATTAGCATTATTATTATAATAATTTGGTGGATTATCACGTAATGCTGGGTGTAAAGCAAGAGTGGTACTAATAGAATTAAAAAGAGCGGAAGAATAATTTTTAGCAATTGGTGTATAGTTTGGAATATTATTTTTATCACTTGCAGCCAAAAATAAATTTCCAACATCTTTTGCAGTTCCACCAACAACATCTATACCAAATTTTGTAGTATCCGTTGCTAAATCTGTAGTAGTATTAATGACAGAACCTGTTGTATATCCAATCAAAGATAATAATGGTTTGATCAATCCCAAAAAATATTGTATTAAATTACCAATTATATTAAAAATATTTATTCCTAAAACTGCGAAAAATAATATCAAAATCAATACAAAAATGATAAAGTCTTTAGAATTAAATGAATAATTTTGTACACTAGCTTCATTTTGAATAATAGATGGACTTGTAATAGACGAATTTGTATCCATTTATACCTTTCAATATATAAAATGCCATGATATTATTTTGTATAATCAAAATAATATCATATGTTCTATATATTCTAGACGTTTGTTTATGTACGTTTAAAATGATCGTTTAAAATATATAAACAATATAATAAAATATTAATATGTTTATAAATTTTTTAGAAACGTTTTTTTTCCTGAGTTTAGGAATCGCATTCGTATTAATTTTACTTATAGTTTATCATTTTAAACAACAAATTACATGTATTGAACAAAAATCAGATACATTATTTGATATTATTCAAAATTTGGCAAAAGAAATAACTGTACTGAAAGCACAACAACATTTGAATAAAAATTCTTCAATACCTATGTTTTATTCATCAAATAATGAAAATTTAGGTAATATTTCAATGTTTCAACCTCCTATGCGCGTATTTAATCCTAATATTAATATTGAAGAATTAAACGAAAAATATTCCAATGACGCCGATGACGCCGATGACGCCGATGAAGGTAATACAGACGATGAAGCCGATGACGCCGATGACGTCGATGACGTCGATGACGCCGATGACGTCGATGATGATGATGATGATGACGATGATCATGATGACGATGATGATGATGACGATGATGCTGATGCTGATGCTGATGCTCATGCTGATGCTGATGCTGATGCTGATGCTGATGCTGATGCTGATGCTGATGCTGATGCTGATGCCAATACAGATAGTAAGACAACTGTATATAAAATAATAAAAGTAGATGATAGTGTTATTGAAAAAGAACCTGTAACAAATTTAGAAGAAATACACGAAGAATTATTTCAAGATGATTCACAAATACAGGAATTAGATTTAAATTTGGACAATAATACTACAAATATAGAAGACATAGATATAGATGAAGATAATAAAGAAACACCTTCATCGAATACAGAATCATATAAAAGAATGAATTTAACAGCATTAAAAAATATTGTATTATCACGTGGCATTCAAGTAGATATGTCTAAAATGAAAAAAAATGACCTAATCAAATTATTACAATAATTTTCTATCGTTAGTTATATTATAGTATGTCTTTTGTGGCCGAAAAAAATGAAACCATTTTTTATCCTGTAAATAATCCAAATATAACAAGTTTACCGTATCAGTATTTGTCTCAAATAAGTAATTTAAGCAATGAAATACCATTAGAAAATGCGTGGTATAAAGAAGGTTGTGAAAAAAATACATCAATATTAGATACATACAATATTTCTTCTAACCAACAATATCGAAAATATATGATAAAAAATAGTAAAGATATTATTACTTTCAATCAAAAAGAATACAAAAAACAATGTATTAGATAAATCATCTGTATTATATAAATAATGATTGAGAACCCAATCGAAGCTTTGAAAATTGTAAGTTTTGATGTAGGAATTAAGAATATGGCATATTGTGTATTTGAAATTTCAAATACAGAATGTAAAATATTGGATTGGAATGTTATTAATTTAATGAATGATAGTGAGATACAAGAACATGTTATTAAATGTAATATGGTAATAAAAAAAACAAAAAATAAATGTAATAATATTGCCAAATACTCTAAAGGAGAACAATGTTTTTGTGAAAAACACGCAAAAATAAGTGAATTTCAAATACCTACAAAGGAATGTTCTCCAACACAATTAAAAAAAATGAAAATAATAGAACTTTTTCAATTCGCAAATAATAAAAAAATACCTGAAGTAAATATGTATGATAAAAAAAGTAAATTGTTGGATAAAATAAATAATTATTATGAATCGATTCTTTTAAAACCAATCATTAAAGAGAAAAAAAATGCGAAAGAATGTAGTTTGATTAAAATAGGAAAAAGTATAAAACGTGAATTTCAAAAAATTTCTTCAATAAAAGATGTTCAAATTGTTCTTATTGAGAACCAAATATCACCATTGGCATCTAGAATGGCTAGTATTCAAGGTTTATTAACACAATATTTTATTATGGAAAATAATGAGAACCAACAAGATATTCAAATAGAATTCATTTCTTCAAAAAATAAATTGAAATTGTTCTCGAATGATTCTGTAAATTCTGAAAATACAAATATTATAAATAGTGTAAATAAAACATACAAACAGCATAAATCAGATGGTGTAATTTATTCCAAACAAATTATCTCAAAAAACATATTGTTTCAAAAATGGTTATCATCATTAGATACAAAAAAAAAAGATGATTTGGCAGATTGTTTTTTACAAGGAATTTGGTATATAAATGATAAAAAATTGTCTTGTATTGTATAAATATGTATATGTATATGTTTTTGTATAATACGTTAAAATATAATATAAAAAATAGACTTGTTAAATAATAAAGAATTATAAAATGGAAGATATAACTCTTGATTTAGATAATTTGGAACCGATTCATATTGATTTTAGTGATCCTACACCAAATACACGTGGTAGTGGAAATTTTGGATCTGGTATTGAATTATTGATGAATGATAAAGTTAAAAATTCAAATAATGCCACCACTATAGATATGAAAGATTTAGACAACTTAGAAAATGAATTGAATGATCTTTCTACCAGTTTGGAAGGTAAACATTCTACACCAAGCACATCATCTAATAATCAATCACGAACATTTAGTGGATTTTCCAATTTTTTTGGTGGAAAAACAAACGAATCTTCGGAAAATGTCAAAATTATTACAGAAGACGATCACACTACAGATTCAAAAATTGGAAAGGCTACAGCAGAATCAATGAGTGGTAACACAAAAACATGGGACGGGTATTCTAAAATATCGGATGTTCCGTCAAATACACGTGGATCTTCTTTTCCTTCTGCAAACATTTCTGATCGTGAAAAACGTCGTAAGAAACGGTCTATGCTTCGTAGTATGGATGAATGGTATGAAAAAGGAATATTGAAAACACCAACCAATTTGAATATGGAATCATCTTATGAAGAAATTGAGGACGAATATGAAGGGGCATTAGAAGACAAACGTAAACGTGATGCTGTGAAATTACAACAAAATTGGCTTATTACAGCAGTAAATACAATCGAATATGGTAATGGAATGTTGAATCCATTTGATATTAATTTGGATGGATGGGGTGAATCGATAAGTGAAGATATTGATAGTTATAGTGAAATTTTTGAACAGTTACATGACAAATACAAAGGAGGCAAAATGAGCCCAGAATTGGCATTATTACTTAAATTGGGATTTAGCGCTAGTGTTGTTCATTTTACAAATCGTACTCTTTCAACGGCAGCACCAGGTGTAGATGATATTATGCGTCAAAATCCAGATTTAATGCGTATGTTTACAAATGCAACAGTAGATGTTATGAAAAAATCATCTCCTGGAATGTCATTCGCAAGTGAATTATTGAATAATAATCGTCCAAATACAATGACAGGTCCACCACCAGTTCCTGTTGATACTAGAAATCAATCTTCAGGACAAACACGCCCAGGACTGGTTTTTACACAACCCACAACAAATCGCCCAGATATTTCTATGGGACGTGGTAGTATGTATCAAGAAAGTGGTATAGATGTAAATCAAGGATATCAAAATATAAATGTTCCAGAACCACAACTAAAATCAATGATTCCTCCTCAACCCTCGCAACCAACACAAATTCAACAGCAGCAACAACAACATCAACAACAGCAGCAGCAACAGCAGCAACAACAACAACAGCAGCAACAACAGCAGCAACAACAAAATGCTCCACAACAACGTATTGAAATGAATGGACCTAAAATTACAGATATCGATAGTATATTGTCAGGATTAAAAACAAAAACGGTAGATATTCGTCCTCCTACACCACAATATTCAAATACATCAAATGATCAACAATCATATTATGATAACGATTCAATGATTAGTATTACAAGTTTGAAAGATTTACAAAACACATCAATGCCTAAAAAAACCAATCGTCGTAAACCACGTTCAGATAAAAATGTAGTATCGCTTGATATCTAATGTGTATAAAATAATAAAAATTGATTAATTTTATTTATTAGAAAATAAATCAATAAAACAAGTAAAGTATGTATTTTGAAACGAAAGAACTACAAATGTATAATACGGTTAATAAACAAATTGAGGTAATTTTAAAACAAATTTTTGGGTTTTCACTTTGTTATATTATAATGTTTGTATTATTAACTAATATTATGAAATATAATTCTACAAATATATTTTCACTTATTTTTAAAATTACTAGTATTATTTTATTAATATGTTTTATGATATCCATAATGTGTAATATTTTTATACAAAATTGATATAGAAAGTAAAAGATAAATAAATTTATAAAAAGTAAAAGATGATGATGACTCGTTCAAAAAGTTGCACAATGATGCCCAATAAAATGATTGAAAAAAATGTAATTCCACTTCAGGTAATTACTCGTTCAAAATCAAGAACTTTGGCCAATAAAAAATTTGATAGTTTAGAAATTGATTTTGATGAAGCAAGTAGCGAATGGCGAAAAAATAAAAAATATCATGGAAACGGAATGTTTTCATATACAAAAATGTAAATATTTTATTATATAATATAGTTATTTGAGGCTCGAACGTTATGTTGTATATTTGTAATTTTGTATTTTTTTGTTTGTTTGAATATTCAAACTAAAAAACGAGTAATATCATATTTTTTCCATAAATCAATGTATTTTGTACGAATAATTTCAGACATCTGCTCGGGCTTCAATATTTGATCACGTTTTAAAATAACAGCACAATCTAAAATAAATTCACGTGACTCCGATAAAATAGCTAGTGCGGCATCATTTGCCAAAACCAACATATCATTTACCTCTTGATCAATTAAAAATTTTGACTGATCACTTAAATCAGGATAAATATTTTGTTTGCCCATTCCATATTGAATAATCATACTTTGCGCCAATTTATAAGCTTCGTCTAAATCTTTACGTGCTCCTGTAGTAACCGAATATCCAAAAAATAATTCTTCCGCAATTCTACCTCCAAGTAAAACCATCAAATGAGAAAATAAACCATCTTTTGTATAAATATTAGTGTTTTCATCATTGCTTTCAAATATAGTATATCCCGGAGTACGAGGAGACCATAAATTCAAACATACTTTTGTCAATTTTGCATGATTAGATGAAAAAAATCCAACAACCGCATGTCCCATTTCATGGAGAGTAATTCTTTGAATAATATCATCAGAAAATTTGGATTCAGTAGATTGCCATCCTGCCAAAATACGATTAATAATATAATCTAAATCTTCGAAAGTAATAACTTCACGATTCTCACGTAAAGCACGTAACATAGATTCATTCAACAAATTTTCTATTTGAGCACCACTAAATCCTCCAGTCATTTCTACCAATGAATCAATCGAAATATCAGGTGAAATTGGTTTGCCATTCATATGAATTTTTAAAATTGCTTTACGTGTATCACTATCTGGATTTCCAATGAATATATTTTTATCCATTCTACCTGGACGAACTAACGCTGGATCAAGTAAATCATTACGATTGGTTGCACCAATAACAAAAATACCATTTGAATGTTTGAAACCGTCCAAATTGATTAACAACTGATTCAAAGTTTGATCTTTTTCAGAATTAGAACTTACCATATCATTACCACGTTTTCTTGCTAACGCATCAATTTCATCAATAAATATAATACATGGTTTATTTTCTTCGGCTTTTTTAAACAATTCACGAACACGCATGGCACCGACACCAACATATTTTTCGGAAAACTCACTTCCTGAAACGGAAATAAAAGAAACATTCAATTCGCCACTGAA